CTCCACCAGCTATTGAGCCACCTAATGCACCACGACCAATTCCTAAGTTATTAGTTTCAGTATCGTGTCCGTCACCAGATTCGTGTCCAATAAATACACTACTATTAGTAGTTGTTAGGGCATTACCTGCTGCATAACCTATTAAAGTATTAAAGTCTCCACCATCACCAACTAATTCTGCACCAGCTTGACTTCCAACAATAACATTTTTATCACCTTCAGTCATTTTTGCTCCAGCTTGTTTACCTATAAGCACATTGTGAGGCCCAGTTGTAATAGCAGAGCCAGCTTCATAGCCAACAACTGTATTATTGTCAGCTGATGTCAAAGCATCTAGTGCGTAGTTTCCAATGGCTATGTTATATTCTCCACCAGCTACTGATCCACCTAATGCATCTGTACCGATTGCTAAATTATGATTTTCTGTATCAAAACCATTTGCAGCAGCATATCCAATAGCTACATTATTTTCCCCAGTTGTAATTAATTGTCCAGCTGTAAAACCAGCAGCTACATTTCTTTGTCCATCGGTTAAAGAAGTTAATGCTTGATTACCTATGCCAACATTTCTAACTCCATCGGTAGAAGTTGTACCAGCATTATAACCAACAAAAACATTTTTTTCTCCAGTTGTTAAAGAACCACCAGCACCATATCCTAACGCAGTATTTCGATCTCCAGTTGTAATTGCATCTAGTGCTGTTAATCCATAAGCAGTATTATTAGCCGCTGTATCATCTGTGCCTGAAACATCGTGAGTGTAGATAGAACCATTAGTTGTATCGCTAAAGAATGGAATGCCATTTACAGTTGTTACAGATAAATTAGCTATGGCATCGTGAATTTCATCAGAGCCATCATTGTATATTATTTTGTCTTTACCTGCTGCTAGTGAAACGGTTGCCGCTCCAGTGCCAGTAGTTAAAGTAAGAGTTGAGTTTGAATCGTTTAATACGTGATATGTTTTTTCAATGTTTGGAAACGTAATAGCTTGTGTGCCCCCAGCTGTACCAGTGAATACTAAAACTTTATTACGACCATTCTCATCAGCATAAGAAGTTGGTTGTGCTGTAAAAGTTAAAGTGGTTGCACCAGTGACAGCAACAGTTGCTAAACCGTCAGCTGCATCTTCTAGTCTTTCCCAGTTCTGATTAGTTTGATCACCCCAAGCGTTTGCGTTCTCGCCTGTTGTCATTAGTCTTATTCCAAGACTGGACCATGTTGATGCCATATTATGTTTCCTTTAAATATTTATTATGTTATTCTTAAAATTGCGTTTGACTCATCTGCAGTTGGGAACTGAATAGTAAATGTTCCTCCTGCTACAGAATAATCTGCACCAAAATCAATCACCATTACTGCTGGATCTCCAGATGCTGAATCATTATAAATAACGCAACCTCTTGTAGTAAATGTAGCAGAAGTCCAAGACGTGTCTGCAAAATCTGTCAAAGCAGTTGTAGTAGTACTTGTACCATTTGTAGGTGTTACATTTGTTAATGTATTACCTCCTGTAGTATAACCATTACCATTTGCTAACTCGTCTGAGTTACCTGTGATTGTTGTATATGAAGTCGTGCCCGCATTATAAGTGCCTGTTTGTGAAGCATTTGCTTTAATCAAAGCCACTTTCATAGTGTTTCCACTAGTAGTAGTGAAATTGTGCGTAGCAGTCATTAGCTCTTTTTTAAATGTTGAGCATATTGCTGATGTAATTGCCATTATCTATTTTCCCTTATTCTTGATATTTCGTTAAGTTCACCTTGTACCAGTGTAGAATTCCTCATTCTTAATTGTTCTTCAGCAGCTAGCACTTGTGCCGCTCTCTGATATAATTGTTGATACTTGGCTAATTCCTGGTCTGCTTTCATAAAAGTAGCAGCCTCTATTAAACAAGCATATAACAAAGCATCTCCACAATAATCACTCAAATACGTATTCGCTTGAGATGAAGACAACCCTGTTGGTCTTATATTATAACTGATCTCTAAGGTTTTGTCAACCGATGAAGTGGGGGCAAATATGATATTTGTTTGTCTATCTGATGATGTATAAGCCGCTCCATCATTTGTAAATGCCCAGTAGTATGGTTGATCTGTTTGTGTTGCGTTAGTGCCAGCTCTCCAATATTCGCGGATAAATGATTCGTCCTTTTGATAGATCCAATCACCATTAGCTACTCTAACCCATCTCATTGCCACCAAATCTTGAGGTACAGCTACGATATTAGTATTAGCTGATAAAGTTGCACTAGTTGTTTTTTGACCAGATGTAAAATCAATGTCTTTGTACATACGTTGTTCTGCCAACTGTATGCATAAATCTATTGGCGCTACACCAGATCCTGTTGCTGCAGTAAATTCTGCCGCGTCGTTTTCCATCCAATCTTGAATGGCTTGTTTTAAAGTCGTATACGTAAACATTATAATGCTCCTCCCTGTTGTCCGTATCCCCAAGCGCCTTGTCCATAAGTACCTTGAGACCATCCACTAACTACTGGAGTTACTGAACCTATAGCTGAACCAGCTGCTATTCCAGTAGGTAATGCATTTGCATTAACAATAACTGTTCCAAGAGCTGTACCTGCCGCAATGCCTGGTGGTATTTCTGTTGATCCAAAGAATAATCCAGAGCCACCTTGAGCTGTTCCTGCAGCTATACCAGATGGTTGATCTGCAAGATTTTGTATCAATGTACCTAAACCAGTACCAGCTGCTATTCCAGTAGGGAATTCAATGAAGTTTAATGTAGGAGAACCTTGAGCTGTTCCTGCTTCTTGTCCTGGTGGAACTTCAACAAGATCAAGACCACCTGTATGAAGTGTACCATGATAGGCTTGCATTGTTCCAGAGTATGATTGATTTAAAGGTCCAAGTCTTACAACAACTGAATCATTTGAATTGTCTGGTCTTGGGTTTTCTATTACGTTACTTCCAGTATTTTTAAAATACTTAGAAGGATCAAGTTGTGCTTGTTTAGATTCCCAATCACTTTTGTGAACCATCATACCAGTCCATTCTCTTCTAAGGTCTTTATGTTTTACCTTAAAACCAGAACGGTCATCAATTGCTACTGCATGTTTTCCTTTAGTATATCTTGCCATGTCTATCCAATATAACTTTTGTAATTTCGTGGTTGCCTAGCTAAAGCTCTCATTCTTTCAAACACCATTGAGTTTTTTAAAGAATTTATTCCTTGTCCGGATTCTGGTGTTGCAGCTGGTGCTATTGCCGGTGGCAGTGTTTCAATCCCTCCTACTTCTGACGAGTCTGGATTTGGTAGTATTCCACTTATTACTTCCGGAGGTGGCGCTACTACAGGACCACCAACTTCTGTTGTATCACCAGGAGTCGGTTCAATTATATTTCCGTCTGGTCCTAAAACAGGTTTACCAGTTATTCCAGCAATAAGATGTTCGATTGGTATACCTATTGGAGCATTTGGTCTTTCATCAATTGGTGGTTTATTATCAATTCCATAGCCTCCAGAAATTCCATCAGTTCCACTTAACATTTCTGGTGTTTCTAAAATTCCTGTATACTCATCAATAGGTTGATCAGGTTTTGAATCTTGTATTGGATTAATAGCTAAATATTCTTCAGAATTTGGATCTAGATAAGGATTATTTGCAGCAAGGTGTTCTATAAAATTACTAAAGTCTAGGCCTTGAAATATATCTATTGGTCCATATGCAAAATTAAAACTCATTAGTAATATACCGCCGGTTGCACGTAAAAGCTTACACGTTCTCTATCTTCTTCTCTAGCTTTTTCCCATTCGTCTTTGTAAATTGCAGTAAGTTCTGCTCTTCTGTTTACATCTACAGTCCCAGGATGTTTGTGTGCTAACTTAACAGTTAGTCCACTAATCATAGGAGGTAGCATACGTTTTGGTATTTGAACGTTTTGTCTGTAATCAATATACGGAACTGTTACTTGTCCACCAGCTGTACTAGTCCATGCAACATCATCTGGATATTTAATCATCCATGCTTTTAATTTGTAGTAAGTTTGATCAGGTACAGGCCACAAATAAACTTTGTGTGTAGCTACACCACTGCTATCATATTGAGCATTAC